TCATGGTGACATTAAAAAGTCTAACATACTCATGGTGACATGAAAAAAGCCTAACATACTCATGGTGACTTTTATACTACAGCTTGATTCATCTACTACATTACTTAAGTTATTAATATATATATATAAATGTAACAGTGTAAGTAGTGTAAGTATATTAATTATATAGAAGATAATAACAGAGCTGTACAAATATTAGCCAGTATACCGTAATTATTATAAAGTAATAAAAAAACAGTGATCCATGCCCGTTGCAGCATTTTATGCCCGCATCCTAGCAACGGCGCGGCCTGTAGAGATGTTGCACAAATATCTGTTGACAACATCGTTAAATAATGATGTAATTAGCCGTACTTAACCAACAACGAGGACTAAACGATGAATCCTGATCTTGAATACAACGCCCGCCTTGAAAAGAATGATGAACGATCAGCCATGTATAAACGCAGTAAAGGTGACGAAGCTTATTATGCCGAACACGATAGGCTAAGTAAGTTGGAACTTGAGCGTTGTGCTAAATGGAACGCAACAACAAGCCCGGCAGTGTTAGCCAGAATAGAAGCATTAGCCTGCATGGCTAAGAAACGAGTTGAAGCTATCCTTGCATCAAAAAAGAAGTATCGTGGCTCAGCGAAGGGTAAAGAGGCGCAATTACGCGCAGAATTAAACAGGGGTAAGAAATGCAAATAACAATTGATAGACATGGAGTCGAAACGATACACGATCATGACGACGTGATAGTAAATCGCAGTTATATGGACTATCACGAGTCTATGCCTGGGGTAGCACTGCCTGCTATCTTAAACCGCCTTAAAGAGCCTGAATTTAAGCTTAAAGCGGCGGCATATGACTTCCGCACACAAGGGATAGTAAATCGCGCTTTCATGGCTGGCTATGAGGCTGACGACATCAACCCATTGCTTGAATTTATGCACAGCACAGGCTTTAGTTTTATTGATGCTCATGTCATTGGTCATGAGTGGTGGGACTATGCTAAGGAGCTGCTTAAAGGCCGGTTCACGCATGGTCATATAACACGTCATGTTGCTGCGTGTAAGGCGCATTACAGCGCCCTGGCTGGCTGGAGTGGGTTATGAGTCAGGATGCATGGTTAAAATAGGTGCGCGTTAAACCAGGGTATCGGTATGCCTGCTATGTAAACGGCTGGAAGAGTTATTTTAAATTGCGGACAATTGGGGACTTTCACGTTATAATATTCCCCATTGAGCAACCAATGGGGAAATCATTGTGGCAAAAACATCAGAAGAAACAATACGTAATATATTAGCAGACCACGCAACAGGTAAATTTAGTGTCCGCGAACTGTCCGCGCGGCACGGCGTTGGCAAGACATGTGTAGCCAAAATAGTTAAAGGATGTGAGCCTATAGCGCCAAAATTTGTGGAGTTAGGCATTGCTTACAAGACGGGGCTTAAGGAATTGGCTGAATCACGCGGTGAATTATTTGCTGAATCAGTTGATAAGGTACTGAATCAACGCATATCCGACCTACAATTTTTTCGTGACGCTGGAGTAGAGGTAGCCGCAACGACTATCAACCTGTTTCGTGATCAACCATCAATAAGCGGCGCGAAAATTGTATCAGATGTTTTAAAGAACCTAATGCCTGTAACTTCCGCCGTCAACTATCATGCTGCTGCCCCAAACATCCAAGTAAGTAATCAGCAGCAGCAGGCTCAAGAAGTCCGCAAGCACAGTGACTTCTATGACGAAGCCTAAACCTTCACTCAACCCTTACCTAAAAGACTTCTGGCGTACCAAGGGTCGTACTAAAGTCTTGTATGGGGGTAGGATGTCTAGTAAATCATGGGACGCAGCAGGTCATGCTGTGTTTCTTGCACAACGATATAACGTCAAATTCTTGTGCGTCCGCCAATTTCAGAACCGTATTGCTGATAGTGTTTACTCACTGCTTAAGATTCAGATTGAGCGCTTCGGCCTACGTGACGTGTTCAAGATAACAAACAACTCTATTATATGCACCACAACGGGCAGTGAGTTTATGTTTTACGGTCTGGCCCGTAACACGTCAGAAATAAAATCAATTGAAGGCGTGGACATCTTGTGGTCTGAAGAATCACATCTGCTAACCGAAGCACAGTGGGACATCCTTGAGCCAACGATACGAGCCGAAGGGTCAGAGTGCTGGATTATCTTCAACCCTGGTATCGTATCGGACTTCAGTTGGAGACACTTCGTCGTCAAGGCTGAGCATGATTCTGTTGTGATGAAGATTAACCATGACAACAACCCATTCTTGAGCAAGACGGCACGTGATGTAATAGACAAAGCCCGCGCCGCCGACGAAGAAAAGTTTAACCACATCTACGGTGGCGAACCACTGGCTAACGATGAAGACAGTATCATCAAGCGCACATGGATAATGGCGGCGATCGACGCGCACCACGCCCTTAGAATGCCTGCCATTGGATCAAAGCGTATTGGCTATGACGTTGCTGATAGTGGATCGGATGATAACGCCGCTGCATTCGCGCATGGTCACGTCTTAGTTGACCTTGATCTATGGCACGGCGGCGAAGACGAACTCATGCGATCCTGCAAGCGTGTGTACAACATGGCCCGTAAACATGACGCCATAATTACCTATGACCCGATAGGCGTGGGCGCTGGTTGTGGGTCAAAGTTTAAGGAGATCAATGAGGCAAGCGGTAGCCGGTCGGTAAAATATGATAAGTTTACGGCAAGCGGCAAAGTGATACGCCCTGACGCATTTTACAAAGATACACGGGTGCGCAACAAAGATATGTTTGCCAACGCCAAATCGCAGGCATGGCAATCGTTAGGTGATCGGTTCTGTAATACGTATAATGCCGTAAAACACGGGGAGATATTCGACGAGTCTGAATTGATAGCCATTGACGCTGATCTTCCACACCTTATCCAACTGATCGACGAGTTAAGTGTTGTGAAAAAAGATTATGATGGTGTCGGTAGATTACTGGTCGAATCGAAGAAGGACTTAAAGAAACGTGACATCCCGTCGCCAAACTTGGCTGATGCTGCTGTAATGGCATTTTGCCCAAAACGGCCACCAATGAGCATTGATATATCGCAACTAAGATGATACTACACGACATATGCAACGCTTGCCCCGGATGTACTGATGACTATCCGACCCGTAACCCAGCTTGTGAGCTGGTCAAATTAACCGTAGACAGGACTTTAGAAAATGAATCCCCCGAAGAAAAAATCCCCTATGAAGATAAATACTAGCCAGTTGCCCGGCAAACCAATTGACCCGAAGAAGTACGCGCCACTTGGTACGCCTGAAATGCACCCAGGTGTTATACCACCGTCGGCGCGAATGGCTGCTGATGCAACGATAAGCGATACGTTGATGTATCAATCGCAGTCAGTATTCGCTGAGGGGCAATCATTTCTTGGCTTTCCTTATCTTGTTGAACTGACCCAACGCGCTGAGTATTACAGCATGGTTGAGATATTCGCCGACGACATGGTGCGCAAATGGATAACCATCTTTAGCAATGGCGAAGAGGGAAAAGCAGGCATTAACGATAAGATCAAAGCGATTGAGAAAGACTTTGAGCGCCTTGACGTACGCGACAAGATACGCAAGATGTACATGGATGACGGTTTCTTCGGACGCGGTCAGATTTATATTGACACTGGCGACACTGATAAACTTGATGAGTTGCGTATGCCACTGCCCGCTCGTAAGAGCAAGATAAAGATTGGCGGCCTGAAGGATTTGATAGTTGTGGAGCCGATGTGGTGTTATCCATCAAAATATAACGCTAACGATCCACTCAAGGCAGATTTTTTCGTACCTAGCGTGTGGTACGTCATGGGCAAGGAAGTACACAAGGATCGTTTGTTGTTTTGCGTCGGCCGTGATGTGCCTGACATGTTAAAACCTGTCTACGCGTTTGCCGGGCTGTCAATGACTCAAATTGCAAAACCTTACGTTGACAACTGGCTGACGACTCGTCAATCAGTAGCCGATGTGGTCAAGGCTTTTAGTCAAAGCGGCATACTTACCGACATGAGCGATGTACTTAATGATGGTTCTACACAAGCGTTGAATGACCGAGCCGCTTTGTTTACGTCATACCGTAATAACAACGACATGTTGATGTTGGACAAAGAGACGGAAGAATATTTTAACATTGCCGTGCCGTTGACAAATTTGGACAAATTACAGGCACAAGCGCAAGAACACATGTCGGCTGTTGCACGTATCCCTTTGGTAAAACTGTTGGGCATTACGCCTAGTGGTCTCAACGCATCAAGTGACGGCGAAATCGAATGCTATCGTGATAACATTGCAGCGGCGCAAGAAAAGAACTTGACGAAGCCATTAAAGCATATTCTCGACTTGGTACAGCTCAATCTTTTTGGCGAAATTGACGAATCCATAACGTTTTGTTGGAACCCGCTCGAAGAAATGAACACGCTTGAATTGGCACAAACTCGCAAGATTGACGCGGATACGGCGGCTGTACTGATCGGCATCGGCGCAATTAGTGCCGACGAAGAACGAGAACGTCAAGCGCACGATGAAGAAGGATTGTACAACCAACTAGACATTGACGCATCAGTTGAGATCGAACGACCTGATGCTGAAATAAAAATATTGGATAGTGAAGATAAAAAGCTTGACGCTAACAAATCCGTCAAGTAAGATAGCCATTCTTTCAACCCTTAAGGAAATTTAAAAATGAAACAAATTTTAATTGGTTTTATTCTATTGCTTGCAGCAAGTTTAGCAATGGCGCATGAAAATCATAGCGGTGCAGAATATGCAAACAGCATTGTTAGCTTTACCCCGAATGTACGACATGAGCTTAGCAAAGCTGACCAACGTCATGAACGGGAACTAACCGGCATAATCAATACAACTCATAAGGGTGATCGCCCAATACGAATTGTACAACCGGCCGGCGCATTTATTCGTGATTTAGAGCCTGGATTTACGTATACCCTAGCATTGGGTGAAGTAACCGACAAAAAAGGCGACTACTTCATCATTGAAATCCTGTCTCAAACTAAAACTGATATTGGAGTAAAACAATGAAATCATATATACACTGGCCAATTGCTGCACTATTATTTATGATTTCATTATCGGCCAATGCCGTAACGCCTCAAAGTCAAGGCAGCGCATGTATTAAGGCTGATAGCTTGGGGATAATTCACGGCCCTGCATATGGAATGAATACCAGCGCACCAATATTAACGCCGTTTATGTTGCATTTGAGTCCACTGATTGCCCAATACATGACAGCAGGTTCGAGTAGTTATAATGCAGATATATATTTGGCAATATCGGGTGCATATTATCAGTGGAGCATACCGGAGGTTAAAAGCAGTGCAACAACTAAATTTAGTGTCGGGCAATCGTTACCCGCTGGGACATCAGAATGTTATAGCACTGATAGAAACCCTGTGCTTGGTTATTCGTCCTTTACATCACCCAGTGCAGGGTGTGGTGCATTGACTGGTGCCTCTAGTAGTTTTTTAGCGGCAACATATTCGCCGGGTGTGTATGGTGTTGGCCCATTCACTACAGCTCAATTAGAAACTAGAAATGTCATTATTAATGCTGATAAAAATTTTTCAATCAATGGAAAGGCTATATCTAGCTATAATACTGCCACAGGTACGTATATTTCATTACCTGATTTACAGGCAACAATAGCCCATGAATTTGGTCATGTTTACGGAATTAACCATCAATATACCCCATATGCGGGTGCTCTGACTGATGGCGGCGGCGTATGTGGCCCTAGCTATGGTGGTGGTTCAGGGCCGGGTAATCCCGATACAGGGCTAAATTATCCATCCCCTAACCCTAATGCTTTAGGTACTTGCTATGCTGATTACATTTACGGTACAAGATTGCTTGAGACAATGAGTAGCGTAGGAACCATTGTCTTTTCAAACACAGGCACTGCTTATCCTACAATGACGAACTGTCAACGTACATTATCCCCGCATGACATCGGCGCAATAAATAAGTTATATCCGTAACACCCTCCCCGCTACACCAAGCCCCCCGGTACGCATTGACGCTAGCCGGGGGGTTTTTCCATGTTATACTGCCCGTAATTAACCCAACGAGGCAACACATCATGTCATTATCAAAAACCTGGAACATAGGCGCATCTGTTGCGCTTAACGCCCTAACAATCACTGTTTCGTCCTGCGAAATAGCCTTCAAATCGGCAGCAAATAATCGCATCATTGCGCCGGTTGCTGCACCCCTAACCCTTACAATACCTCAAGGCGCAACCATTGGCGGCGTGGCAAATGTTAATCAAGGTCTTTACGTGTGCGCATTTTACAATGGTGGCACACCGGTACTCGGCGTCATCGCGTCAGACGGTATAGACGTGCCTGATGAGGGTGTGTACCACAACACTGTTTTACTGGACGCAACGGCTTCGGCGCTCAATACTTACTACTCCCCGGCTGGCGCGTTGGCTAATCAAGCCATGAGGGTGCTCGGTTACATCGAGTCCACACAGGTTACGGCTGGCATCTGGCTGGCTGCACCTGGCCTTATTGCTGTGCCTGGCGGTACAGGGCCAATGGGGCCAACGGGCGCCACGGGATCGCAAGGAATACAGGGTGTGGCCGGTAATACGGGCGCCACGGGATCGCAAGGAATACAGGGTGTGACCGGCAATACGGGCGCCACGGGATCGCAAGGAATACAGGGTGTGACCGGCAATACGGGCGCC